AAACCATTCAATGGCTGAACCAATCACCGCATCAAGGTAGTTGTTGACATTGTGTTCGGGTCGGATATCGCTCTTTGATTTTCGTGGGTCGTATGCACCTTGCATCAAGCAGAATGTGTCACCGTTCAAAAGGATGTCGCACCCACCTGCTAAGGCTTCATCAAGATGGCGTTTTAGGAGCGTTCTCTGGCACTTTGGGTTGTCCCAATGTAGGTCGGAAAGCAAAAGGATTTTGAGTGGCTCAAACGGCTTCTCAATGACTTGCACATTGTTTATCTTCATAATATAAGCAGCAAAACGAGAAGAGAAAGCCCTCCTGAGATTCGCTTGAATGTTTTGTTGGTTTGAGTGAGAACCTGGTTCTGTGTTCGCAACTGGATATTCTCCTTGTCCAATTTTTTAATCACCACCTCTTGCTCGTGGATAATTGCTGAGTCAATTTGAATCTCTTTTTGCAGAAGAATCACTTGTTCCCTTGCTTTTGCTCCTTGCCAAAGGCGATAGTTGACCTCCCGAATCAAGGAATCTGTGAATTGACAAGAGGCTTTGTGTGGCACGAACATCAGCGAGGCTATCAGAAAGATACAAAAGGAGCGTGTCATATTTCTGTTCAACATATGTCCGTTCAGTTTTGATGGTTTGCTTTTCCACTTTTAAGTCGTGGATGTGCAGCGTATCAAGTTGGGATGTCGCAGTAACTCTCCAAGTAGGGAGTGTTGACAACAAAATCAATAGCGTGACCAGCGACCACATCAGTAGAAGCGTCATAGAAGGGTTCTGCCGTGCCGTTGACAACCATTTCAAAATCTTCATCTAAGCGATTATTTCTTATTAAGAGGGTAACTATGTCAATCAGCACTCCTGCGGTGTCTGAGAGGACTTCTATTGTGTTGGAACTGCTCTCAAACTGCCTATCCATCACCATCAAAGCAAAGCGATAAGACACCAACTTTCCAGAGGTGTTGAAATCAAAGCCGTTCGGAACAAGCCACACCAATGGATAGTACTTGACCTCATCAACTGCAAAGTCAAATTCAGCCCCGACTGCGAACTTGCCGACCATCTTGTGGCTTTCGGCTGCCGTCTTGATTTTGGCGATTATCTGGTTTAGGGTCATACGATTGAAGTTTCAACTCGTTTTTTATTCTCCACTTATTCTTTGGGGAAGTCATAGTTAAAGAAGCAGTCATCATCTCCAGGCAAGTACATACCACCAAAGAAAGCAGTTGACTTGGGTCGGATGGTATCAAAGTCAGAACCGGGGTTGAGATAAAGAGGATATTTGTTGGGATAGGTGCGAAGATAATCTCTCAAACGCTCTCCATAGTATTCTGCCTTGTCTCTGTATCGTTGCTCAATGTGAGTAAGGTCAGAAGGAGTAGCAGGAGTTGCGTTCTCAGAATTGCGAGAAGCCACGCTCTTATTCATAAACTTATAAGTCAAAGGAAGCATTGACTCCACCAAGGTGTAATACTTTAAGCAGGGAGCGATATAGGAGTCAAGAAGAGTAGTATTGTCAGCCGTCAGAGTTCCTGCATAGGCTTGGGTCTGCAACTCATCATAGATGCCAGAGCCAATGATGTCACGAACATAAATCTCTTGAGCCTCTTTGATAGAGGACTTCAAAATCTTATCGTCAAGATTCTCGTTCAAGGGAGTGTTGTCCTTGAGGTATGAAGTGCTTATGAAATAGACAAAGTTGCTCATTTTCTTCTAACTAATCTTGAAGCCCAAATATGACGGCAGTAGGGGAGATGAGTGTTTGTGCCTTTGATAGTCATCCATCCTCCTCTTCTTGTCCAAGGGTCGTGTCCCAAAATGACTTCCATTTTGTTGATGTCCTCTCTTGTGTAGTAACGATTGAGAGCAATCATCCTTTTGCAAAAATCACGGCTTGTCGGAATAATCTCTGCTCCACCTATACCGGGAGATTTAGTGTATTCGTAGCGAATTTCTAAGTTCTCAGAGATGTTGTTTTTTTTGAGTTCATCTAAACCATCTTTAGATACTTCATAACCTTGTTCTAATTCACCCAAAAGACCTTGATCTTGTAGAGATGTCACAGCCTCAGATATTGCAGCAGGGTCAGCCTTAATTTGAGCAGCAAGGTCACCAAGAGTTGTGCCGGGATTAGAGCGAATAAGTTGCAAAATCATCAACTCAAGAGCGTTGGCAAAGTGCATTGCTATTGACTCAAAGTTTTCAGATGGTTCACCGAACATCTCAAAAACTTGAATATCTCGGTCATCATCCCATCCAAAAGGATTTTGAGATGAAAAGGTCAAAGGGTCAACACTCATTCCCAATTCTTGACGGGCTTCTTCTTTGGAGATGATGCCCTTCTCAAACAGATACACATAGTCCAAGCCAATCGGAGGATTGTTCTTGGTTTCCAGTTTTACGGGGACTATATATTTGAAGATGTGAGAAAGACAAGAATCAATCTGCTTTTGGCGAGGCTCTACATAGGAGGTCTGAAAGGTTTCGTAGGCTTCTACGAGTTCTGTTCTGCCTCCGAGTTGACCTTCTGTCTTTACACCGAACAACATCGGAGAAGTGACCTTGTGACCGACAAAAATCTCTTCTTGAACTTGGCGATTCAATTCCACAAACAACTTGTCAAAATCGCTTGGTGCAAGATTATTGATCACCGAAGGGTTTTCGTTTGGCTCGTTGTATTGAATAATAACAGAACCAGCGTTGTCCGTTCCTTGGAAGTTGTCCTTGAAACGCTTGGCGGTCTTTCTCGCTTCCTCTGGGGTCGGGATGCCTTTAAACAACTGAATCAAGGTCTGAGCAGAGAAACCACTCTTGATAGAGTTCAGATGGAAGTTGGCAATCTCCGTGTCAATCTCAATGTACTTCAAAGCACCTACATAGTCGGGCAAAGGATACATATCCTGCCCAGCACGATAGAACTTGAAGTAATAGAGTTGTTTGTTTTCACGAGTGGTAGGATTCCACTTGGGGTAGTAAGTCAATTCAGGTCTGTGAGAATCCCAGTTGTCGGAATAGACAAAGTCCATCTCCAAACCTTTACGGACATTCTGAAAAGGCAAGTGGTAAATCTCGGCAATCCCGGTTTTGGCTTTGTTCCAAATAATCTCAAGAGCGAAACCATTGAACAACTCGCAGTCCTGAGCAATCTTCGTTTTGAGAGATTCAAAGTCCTCGTATGCGTTGATTGAGTTCAAATAGTCCTGAGCCTTGGCTATGTCCTCAGTATTTGCACCAATGATCTCGGTTTTGTCACCAGAGATGTAGGATGCTTTTTGGGTTACGATTGCAGAGTGCTTTGGACTTTTGTTGAATAGGTCTATCAGCTCAAATGGGTACTTGTTATTTTCTCCAAATGTGATGAAGCCTTTGCTCTTGTTCTCCTTGAATTTAGGGAGAGAAGATTCAACAAACGAAACTCTTTGAAAATGGCCTTCCATCACTTACAAATAGCGGTTAGTCCTTTTTGGAAAATTTCTCTACTGAGGTGAAGCCCAAGCAAAGTATGGTCACCCATTCAACTGCCTCTACCAACTCAGCAGAAGGAGCAACCTCAATAGGGGAAAAAGAGTTGGCCAACATAGTTCCAAACAGAACCAATGCACCCAACACTCCCACCACTCGCTTGGAGGATACTTCGTTGCCATCGCTGACAACTTTCTTCAGAAATTCAATTACCTTTTTCATTCAGTTTTTGCATATTGTTGACTCGTATTGAGTCGGCTCTTCTTTCGTATTCAAGTTCCTCCATTGATTCAGGAACTGGAAGAGAGTAAACCTCACACACTCTTTCAAGCAATTCCACCTTTTTGGCCATTTCCTTGGCTTCTAAGACACTTTCTTGAATTTCTTGTACCTTGGCATCAGTCATCTCTTTTGCTTCGTCTATGGAGGCTTTTGTGATTGCGATGTTTTGTTGAGCCTTGTCAAGAACCAAGTCGTATTTCTTGTATGGGTCTGCGGTCTCCAAACGAGGAGTTGCAGTTACTGCCAAGAGTGCGGTCAGGATGAGATATTTCATTTGATGATTCCTAAGTTTTTGTAGGTGTTCAATTCCGATCTTAGAGAGGCAGAGAGAGAGTCCTGGGTTTTCAGCATCACGGCCATTTGATCTAACTTGGATTCGCACTTTGTCAATCTATCCTCGCACCCGGTATTGATGGATTTGTCTTGACCTTCCATTCTCAGATAGAGAAAGATGACTGCAAAAATCATCAGATAAGTCAAAGCCTTTGAAGGGTCTTTTGAAAACTCGGTGAAAGATACTGGAAGTTTCATCGTCCTTGCCCTCTGTATTTCTTTGCTGGTTTGTTGTTCTTGGAATGTACCCCTTTGTTATTCTTTTTAGGCTTGGCCTTGAATGATGAGGTTGATTGCTTAACCTTCGCCATCGGGAATCACGCAAAAAGGTGAATCGGGGAACTTCTCACAATACCCTTTCAAATACTCACTCTCGCAACCCGAAAAAGTGTGAACACCGCAAGGGTCAGGCCATACCTCGTAAGCGGTAAAATCGGCCAAAGGTTCAACATACCAAAGAATATCCACCGCCCATTTATCGGACTGATTAACGCAAACGGGCATATCTTCGGCATCTTTGCCCCATTGTAGGCAAATGAAACCTATTTCGTGGACGGCACAACCGACATAGGACTTGTTGCCTTCCTCGTCCGTTACTTGTATTTTGGCTTGGAGCGTTTCCCATTGTGCGGGCGTGAACTCGTATTTGCGAAAAGTTGTCATTTTAGAGAGTTGTTAGGGCAGCCAGTTGGTCGTTTGTTAGGCGGGTTTTGAAAAGGAGT